TTGTTCAGCCCATTTAATCATGTCTGAGTTTGAAGGCATTTCAGCACCCACCATTCTTAAGAATGATGCTACTGTTCTGTTACCATATCTTTCGAATTCTTTCTCGTAAGTATCAGGAAGATACTGATTCAAGAAGTCGAAGTTGGTAATGTAATTTGTAGGAAGTGCAACTCTTTCCGATGAAGGTTGTAGTTGAAATCCTGGGTTTGCTAATACTGGCATTTCTTTTAATTTTTAAATTATCAACTTTTTTTAATACTTCTAATCTTGAGTCCTCGTCCACTACTCGTGTCACCTACCGCTCTGATTTTTAATCCATCTTTGCTCATTGTGGTTGGTGTCTTTCTCATCTCCATATTTATGTTCTTAGATTTTTTACTTACTTCATCTACAGTGGATGTTACTCCTTGATTGTAGAAGAACTCTGCAAACTTATCTAAGTTCATAGCAACAGACATAGCTCGATGGTATCCTTCAGCATCTTTAATCATTCCTGTCTCCTCATCCATGTATTTACCCACGAAATTGTTGACATCAGATTGTCGACTCTTCAATTCATTTCCATCACCAGGTTTGAATGTAAACTTTTTCTCTCCGACATTGAACTCAAAACCTTTGAACTCATCGTTAAAAACCTCATTGGTTTTATCCAAGAAATAATCATACCTTCTTTTCTGTGCTTCTTGAGCAGTCTTTGATTCCTCAATATAACTTCTATAACTTTCGAATTTCTCTTTGTCTTCAGATGATAACCCACCCCCACTTGACTCAAGAGGAGTTTTATACTTATCTCGTTGTTCATTAAGATACTTCTTAGCTTTAACAAGTTCTCTTTTTTTGGCTAATTGCTTTTTCTTAATATCTTTCGGATCATCTAACTCTTCGTCAAAGCTAAACTTATCCTCCATAATACTTTGAATATCATCACTATCCAAACCTTCTTCGGTTGAATTGTAATAAGCTCTTAGCACTTGGTCACTGTCCATTTCATCATAGTCCTTTTGCAATTTGTAAAAGTCCTCAATTCCACGACCAGTGTCTTTCTTGTATTTTAAATATGCAGCAACATCTTCTGGTAAATCTTCATTTGATTCTTTAGCGTCAAATAATTGATCTACTGATTCAATGTTTTTGTCATATCTATTTTTAATATATGAAAGAACATCTGCATCATTTAACTCTGATGCTGGAGTTTTATCTTCATTAGAAGTTTCTTTCAGCTCTACCTTTTCTGCTTCTTCTTCTTTTGGTTTAGCGTCATCAAACTTCTCTTCATGTTTATCTAACAACTCTTGCTCAACTTCTGCACGAGATTTCTCTTCTCCAGATACTTCTCTTACAGTGAACTGTTGTTCTTGTGTTTCTTTTTTATTCTCTTCCATTTTATTTAATTTAATTTGTACAAAGTTAATATATTATTTCTTGTTTATTTAAGGTCTTACCTTGGGTTAAATTCAGCAAGATCAAAACCATCTAAACTGTCTTCGTTAGACTCAAAGTTTATTGGAGGGCCTCCAGTTTTTCTTTGAGTAATCATTTTAGATTGTTGAGTGTTGGCTTCAGCTATTCTTTTAGATTTACCATCTTCTCTTTGTTTCTCTCGCATATCTACTTGCTGCTGCTCCATACCCCTTAACTGCATATTGTAGTTAAACTCAACATCCATTAATCTTCTTTTTAGTTCAGCTTCATTGTTTTGCTTTTCCATCTCAAACTGTATCTCTGCTTGTTTGATTTGAATCTTAGCTTGTATCTCAGCTTGAGTTTGTTGCATCTTAGCTTGAGCAGCTTGTTGCTGAATTTGCATTTGTTGCTGACCTTGCATAGCTTGAGCTTGTTGTTTTTGTTGTTGCTCTTGCTCTTGCTTTTGTTTTCTCTTAACTTTTAATAGCTGGTTAGCCATCTTTAAATTATTAAGAGTTCTAATATCAATAGCGTCTTCTAAATCAATGCCACCCTTTTGTAAAGCCATTTGAATGTTTTGTTCAAGTTGTGCTTTCTCTTCTTCATCAGGTGTCATTTCAATATATATACCAAAATCATATAGGTAAAGGTTTTTAATCTCTTCTAAAATACCTAAGTTATACTTACCTATTTGCATTGCAAACTCATCTCTAAAGTCTGCATACTCTAAAATATCCGCAGTTCTTATAGATAATGCTTCAGCTAAAGTTCTTGTTATATATAAACTTGATTGGAGAATATGTCTTGTAGCTACATTAGAATTAAGTGCAGCTAATTTTTGTACACCAACTAATGAATTAGGATCTGGTGTAGAAGCATCTCTGGCTTCATTAAGCCCTGTTACTTGTCGTAACATATTTAGATAGTGATTATAGTTACCTATAAGCATTTGCATTTTGCTACCACCACTATTAGATGTTAACTGAGAGATAGGAACTTTAGCATTATTAAATTCACCATCTTGTGTATACGACCTACCCACAACACTACCTGTTTGGAAATAAAGTCTTAATGCATCTGAAGGATCATAAGCATTACCTGTACCTAAATCTACTTCACTTAATCCATCCGCATCTATAAATACACCATCAGGTACAACTTTAGAAACTACTTGTTGTATTTTTAAGTGAGTCATTTGAATTAAATCAGCAAAAGGTATCATCCTTCTAACTAAAGAATCTAATGCTCCTTTATACATTCTTGGTGCACATGCTACATAATTAGGCATAGCAAATTGATTAGCAGAATTAGGGCGAACCATATTCTCCATCAATTCCCACTTCAATAAAAGGTTACTACCCATAACCATTACACCATCATACCAAACATCTATTCTCTTTTCAACTCTTTCAAAGTTTCCTTCATCCATCATTTCTTGTGGTGGATTAAACTCATCGGTTTTTTCTACAGTCTTAAATGTTCCTTCAGCTAATTGTTTCTTTTTGTAAACAAAACTGTTTGTGCTTTTGTAATTAAAAAACAATAATGTACAAGTATCTCTTGCAAACATACTGTTCTCATACATTGCAGCTACATTATAATAATCATACCACGACTGACTGTACTTAGATATTTCATCTAAATCCTCTTCTGTTAAGTCTGGGTTTATTTTTAAAACTTCTGTAATTGGAACTGTTTTAATTTCACCCCAATAAAAACAATCCTTAAAGTAAGGATCTTCAGTATAACTATAAACAACATTAGCTGGATCAACATACTCTACACGAATACCATCACCTTGCTGAAACATATGTTTAGTCATACCTATACCTAAAGTAGCTAAATCCATATCCACTCTTTTACGAGTATCTTGATAATGGTTTTCTTCAAGCATAGTATTAATAGCAATCTCATTAGCAATTTCTATAGATGGCTTATAATTTAATTGCATATAAAGCTCCATCTCAGAATCACTTTGTGGTAATGTTTTAGGATCAACCTGAAACACTTCCATTTGAAAATCCTTTTCTACTTGATGAAATAAATCTTGAGCAGCAACATTAACCTCAACCATCTTTTGGAATTGGTTTCTTTTCTCGGCTGACATAGCATCTGAAGCTACACAGTTTACTTTGAATAATCTATCAGCCATACCGTTAACAACGATATCTACAAACTTGGGAATAATAGGTATAGGAGTCCAATCTAAATTTAAGTAAGACAAATCACCGTCTACTGCTAATTCTTCTTTGTATTTTGCTATTGACTGCTCTCCTCTTGCGTATAACCTGAGTCGGTTAAATTCCGTCCATTGATTGTAGAATCTACAACTCATGCCATCCTTTCTGAACCACTCGTATTGTATAGCTTGACCTACCTGTAATCCGAACTCTTTTGTAGCTTTCGTAGAATCAGACACAAATTGATCAGGAAATGCAGCAGACTGTATATCTATTTGGACTGCTTTCATGTAATTATTTTACTTTGAGTACTCTTATTATTATATCTCGCAAAGTTAATACTTATTTTTGATTTTGGTTTAGACGGTGTGTATAAGTGCTTTTGTGTAGCCATTATCGCTAAACCTGAACTAATAGCGGCATCAAACTTTGTTCTCTTTGTTATATCGAATTTTGCCCAGTCCTCTAATGTTCTACCAAAATACATAGAACCCATATCTCCTGAATCTCTATAAGTACCTTCAAAATCAATACCAACATATTTTTCTATATACGATTCTATGGCAGATGCGTGAGACTGTTTTACATCTTCTGAACTGTTAGGTATTCCCCCAAGTTCTCTTTCTGTTTTAGAAAGTTTATTATATACTTTGTCAGGCCTATTCATTGAATAACCTCTATATCCTCTATTCTTTAAATGATATAGTAATCTTGGTTTATTGTTCTCACACAATATAGGCATACCGTAAAAAACCAAAGCCATTAAAACTTCTTCAAAAAATATCTCTGCTGTTTGTGGTCTTGCTATGTATTCTAAAAAGAATTCATTACTTGGTGCTTCATCCATATTAAATTTAGTTAGACCATGTAATGCACCATTAGATCCTTTACCAACAACAACACCAGATATATCATAACTATCACATCCAAATGCACCCAGATGTTCGTTGCCTGGTTTCTTCATACCACGCTCAACAACCTGTCTATTTTGTAAATGAGCTGGAGGCATCCATGTACAAAGAAACCTACCGTTTTTATTTGGTGTCCAAATTACTTTAGTATCCTTTATACCATCTTTCCAGTGAAACGATCCTCTGGTTACATGGTGTGACATAATTAAAGAATCATTGTAATCTATTTGCTGATATATCTTAGTTAGATTAAATAAAGATTGTTTACTTTCATCTCTAAATGCGTGTGATTCTGTTCTTGGGAATTGTCTATAAAACTCATTTAAAGCATCAGGATCTTGTGATAAAGACTCTACTTCATTTTCCCAATAATCTATAGCCCCCATTGTTATATCTTCTCCATCAATTCCTATGATAGTTTTAATAGGTGTTTTTAATACAGGCATACCATACCTATCTATATAACCCTCAAAGTTCCATTCCATAGGAATGAACAGGCAATATAATCCGCTTTTAGTTTGACCGTTAGCGTTTCTCTCACTCGGCATAGAGTCATTGTATAATTTTTTAAAATTATCACCACCCTTATCCAAAGCATTAGATGTAGATCCCATCATACACTTACCGATAATCTTACTACCTAATCTTAAACAAGTCTTTGTAACTCTCCAGTTGTTTAATATATTATCTGGCTTTTCCCATTTACCACTTTCATCATGTAATAGTAGTTGTAGTTTCTCACCATCATAACTATTATCTCCAGTGTTCTTCCAGTCAATAGTAGTGTCTAATCCTTCAAGCTCCTCATCAGCAATACTATGCATATTCTTTTTAGTAATCTTAGATGCTGGAACTCTATATGCTAATTCTGTTTTAGGTTTAT